GGGCTGCAAGAAGCCCGCCTCCTCGAGGAGGTTGCCGCGCTCGAGCTTCGCGCCCTCCACAATGAGGCGGATGATGGCGTTGGCGTCGAGGTCTTCGACGTTCAGCCTGTCGAGGGCCTCGGTGGCCTTCTTCTGCATGAAATAGCCGGTCTTGCGCTGGCGCTTCCGGGCCTCCTTGAGGTCTTTGGCCGCCTCTGCTCGCTCTTGGCGCTCGAGGTCGTTGTCATAGGCTCGGGCCCGTTCTACCCATTCCCATCGGCTGCTCCACCTGTCCATGAGGTTCTTGCTCTTGCCTAACTTCCGCCCCACCTTGGCCGTACTGCGGCTTGAGCCCATATCGCGGTAGATGGAAAACGCCTCGAACGCCTGCGGGGTCTCTCCCTTTTGCCGTTCCCACGGGAGGGCGGCCTCGGGCTCCGGGCGTCTCTTTGGCATTCCCATCCCTCCCTTATCGCTTTATCGCGTATCTGTAAATGACATCCCCGTTCTCATCCTTCCCATCCGGCACAAGGACGCCGCCGTAGGCTCTGGCCGGGCTGGTGCCCTTCTTGGTGTCGTTCCAGTTGGAGCGCAGCCATTGGGCCATCGTGGTGTCGTACAGAAGGGCGTGGGCCTTGTTGCTGCCGGTGTTGTAGCCGCAGGCCCCCACCCAAGGGAAGTCGAAATACTTGTTGATGCTCTCCATCACGTCGGAGAAGGTGACGAAGCCCTTCTCGCGGGCGATGATGATGGCGTTCCCGATGTTGCCGGTCTGGCTGACGCCCCATTCCGGCGGGACGCCGCAGCAGTTGCAGGCGTCGTTGCATTCCCGGCAAAAAGCGTCGGAAACGTGGAAGCGCATCCCAAGGCTGTGCGTGAGCTCCCGCATCCTGTGGATGATGGGGGCCTTGATGGCCCGGTTCAGCCTCTTGTAGCCCTGCTGCTTGCTGTTCTCCATGTAGAACTGATGGATGTCGTACCCGAGCACCTCGCTCATCGCCGCGTATCTGGCCTTGAGCCTGTCGTCGGCCCGGCTCTCCATGCAGAAGAATTCGGTGGTAACGCTGTCCGCGCCCGCCTCCTTCGCCGCCCGGATGAGCGTTGGGTAGTCCTCGCTGCATCCGATGATGAAAGGCCGGAGCCGGAGCGTGACGTGGATGCCGATGTCGGCGAGCCTCTTGATGGCTGCGAGCCGCTCTTGCGGCGACGGGACGCCGCGCTCAATCTTCCGGGCCTTCTCCGGGTCTGCGGTGATGATGCTGATTTTGACGTGCCAGTTGTGCGTGTGCCGGGCGAAAAGCTCCATGTAGCGGCTGTCCTCCGTCCACCACGCCGCCTTCGTCGAGAAGGATAGCGGGTAGTCGATTTTGTCAAAGTAGCGGAGGAGCTCGAGGGTGACGCCGTTCCGGCGCTCGTATTCGTCGAATTCGTCCGCGAGGCCGCCCCACTGCATGATGCGCCGGTCTTGGATGTACTTGAAGAATTGCACGTCCGTCTTGTTCGCCGCTGCGGTGTTGTTGACCGCCGCGTTTTCAAACAGAGCGATGACCTTCTCCGGGTTCACGCTGCGCGGCTGGCCGGTGAGGTAGCCTTTGGTGGTATGGCTTTTCTGGAAGAACGAGAAGCAGTAGAGGCAGTTATAGGAACACCGGCTGTATGTGTCCATGCTCATCGGCATGGAGCAGTCCGGGATTTCCATGCTCCACCGGGGGCTCGTATAGTTTTGCTTGAGCTTTTCCATCTGCCTCACCTCTTTCCGCGCTTTACCATGAGCACCTCGCCGGGGCGCTTGGGGTTCAGCTTGAGGATGTCCGGGTACTTGGCGACGAGCAGCTCCGCCACGCGGATGACGCCGCTCTTGTCCTTCCATGCGTCTTCGCATCCTCCCTTGGAGTAGTGCAGCGCGTCGCAGGCGAAACGGTCTAACCGTATGCAAGCCCCGTACTTTCGGATGATGCGGCAGCACAGCTCATAGTCCTCTTTCGTCTGGAGCTCCTCGCAGAAGGTGATGCCCGGCGTCGCCACCATGCCGATGAGGGTTCCGACGCAGATGGCCGCCTTCTTGTAGCCGCCCCGCATGAAATAGGCGTTGGCGACGGGGTAGAGGCCGAAACAGATGGTGCGGTTCTTCTGGGCCGTCGCAAAGCCGAGCTTGCACATCCGCTCAAACTTCTCGAGGGTGTCCAGCGGCACGAGCCCGAGGTCTTCCATGACGACCTGCTTGATGTCGTCGTCCATGAAGACGACGTTGGTGCCCTCCGGCACGTTCAAGAGGATGGTGTTTCTGTTCCCGGCTGCGGTGCTGGCCTCCCGGTACAAGAAGGTGCCGACGCGCTCGTTCAAACCGCTGCGCGTGTATGCGTCCCGGTCTTCCTCCGTCTGGACGCTCAAGATGCGCCGCTCCTTGGGGAAGCCGAGGCTATCGAGGTAATCGAGCGTCCGGGAGGCTTCCGGCCTCTTGTAGCTCGCAATTCCCACATAAAAGTCCATGCCTCACTCCTCCATTCTGATGACGGTGGTTTTCTTCCCGGCCTTGGCGGTGGCGTCGTAGCCCATGCGGTCTATCCACCTCTGGGCGTCCCGGCTGCTGCGGAAAGTGAGCGTCACTACCCACGAGGCCCCGAGGAAGTCCGGGTCTTCGTCTTCTTCGTCCTCCTCATCGTCATGCCATGCTGCCGGGTCTTCGACGTCGTCGTTTTTGGCGAGGATGAGGGCGATTTCCTGCCCGGTGAAGCCCGTGACCTTCGCCTCCTCGAGCTCGTACTCTTGGAAGATTTCTTCCAGCCGGGAATAGTCCCACTGGCCCTTGATTTTGTTGAGGGCCACGTTGAGGAGCTTTTCTTCCTTCTCATCAAGGTCTACCACGCTGACCTCTGCGCTGGTGTAGCCGAGATGCTGCAGCACGGCGAGGCGCTGGTGGCCGCCTACGATGTGGCCGGTGCGCTCATTCCAGACGATGGGCTCGACGTTCCCGAACGTCTCTATGCTGTTCTTGAGCCTCTCGAATTCCGGCATATCCGGGGCGAGGGCGACGCGGGGGTTATAGTCGGCGGGTATCAGCCGCGAAAATTCAATTTCTTGTATCTTCATAGCTGTCGCCCTCCATGTGTATCACGAGGTTCCGGCCTCCCCTCGGGAAGCCCCTCTCAATGCCCTCGCCCTCGAGCCATTCCTCTGCGGCCTGCCGGGTCGGGAAGGAGAGGTAGATACTGAATTCCCCGTCGTCCTCCTCGGTGTCGCCGCCGCCGTCGTCTTCCTCCGGCTCCGGGTCATCTTGGTAGAGGTCTGTAGGGTCTTCGTCCTCACCTCCGAAAAGGGTCTTGAGCTCCCCATCGGAGTAGCCGGTTGCGAAGATGTCCTCTGCGCTGAATTCCTCGAACAGGTCTTGCAGTTTTTCGTAGTCCCACTGACCTTCGATGCGGTTCAGTGCGACGTTGAGCAGCTTTTCCTGCTTTTCGTCGAGGTCTACGACTGCCGCCTCTGCCTCCGTGTGGCCGAGGTCGAGCAGGACGTTGTACCTCTGGTGCCCGCCGACGAGGTTGCCCGTCCGAAGGTTCACGACGAGCGGCTCCACGAGGCTCCACCGGCTGATAGATGCCTTGAGCGCCTCGTATTCCTTTTCACCGGGCTTGAGCTGCCGCCTTGGGTTGTAGGCCGCCGGTTTCACGTCTGCGAGCTTGATGCGCTTGATGTTCACGCCGCTTTCCTCCTTTCTGGCATGAAAAAAGGCCGCCCCGGTTTCCCGTGACGGCCTTGGTGCCCTTTGCTGCTGCGGCTATCCGCAATTTCGCATTGTAGGTATTATAGCACAGGCAAAATTCACACGCAAGGTTCGCAAATTCGCGGCTGAAATTCACATTGACGCCTGCGAGCCGTAGAGGAGAACCGCGACGGCCCGCACCAGCCTTCCACGCTGCTTCCAGAGCTGCGTGTTGCCGCATTTGAGGTCAGCGGCGATGTCGTCGTCCTCGAGCCCGTCGATGTACTTGGCCTCGACGGCGGGGTAGAAGGGGTCGTCCTCGATATGGGCGAGCGCCTTCTCGAGCGTCTCTATCTCGTACTCATCCGCCGCTATGGTGGCCTCGAGGTCTTTGATGATGGCCTCGAGCATCTCCTCCGGGGTGAGCCGGTAGCCGGTGCGGCTGAACCGCACAATGCTCTTGCTCCGCTCCGGGGCCCCGTGGGTCTTGATTTGCTCGAGCTTCTCCTTGTCATCCTCGACCTTCTGGCGCAGGACGGGCAGGGCATAGAGCCTGCGCTCGGTGGCCTTGTAGGCGTCCTTTGCGATGCTCATGCCCTGTGCCCGGCCTGCGTTCACGGCCTTCTGGATGATGGCGTCAAAGTCCGGCCAGTTGTTCTTCCCCATGTTGACCGCCTCCTTTTCGTATGGGGTGGCCCCTCTAAAAGAGGCGGCCTGCTGTTATTCTTCGTCCGGGAAGGGGTAGTCGTCGTCATACCCTCCGGGGGCGTTGTCCCGGCGCGGGCCCCCGAGGAATTGCACGTCGTCCGCGATGCACTCGGAGACCGTGCGCTTGTTTCCATCCTTGTCCTCGTAGCTGCGGTTGTGCCAGCTCCCGATGACCGCTGCCTGCCGTCCCTTGGTGAGGTAGCGGCAGCACAGGTCTGCGGTGTTCCTCCACGCGATGACCGTGATGTAGTCGGTGATACGGTTTCCGTCCTTGTCCTTGTGGTCTCGCTCGACAGCGAGTGTGAAACTGCAAGTCGTCACGCCGCTGCGGGTGGTGCGCCGCTCGGGGTCTCGGGTGAGGTTCCCGATGAGGATTACTCTATTCATGCTGGTACTCCTTCTCGATGAGCTCGGCGAGGCGCTTTCTGACCTGTTGCAGGGTGAGGAGCTTCTTCCGGGCCTGCTTCGTGGCCGCCGGCATCATGGCCGCGAGGCCGGGGGACAGGGCATTGATGACCGCCGTGGAGCCCTCCGGGGGATTGGCGGCCCGCTCTGCCGCTGCGATTTCGACGTCGAGGTCGGCCAGCAGCTTCGCGTCGCTGATTTGGGTGGGCGGGATGGCGGGCGGCGTCTGCTGCCGCCCTGCGAAAATTCCGCGCTTCTTCTTCATGGTCTTGGTCTCCTTTCATCCGACGTATTCTTTCGGCGGGGTCTCGTACTCCTCACCGATTTTCTTCCAAAGGTGGAGGCAGTACGGGTGCCTGTTGACGTACTCGCTGCGGGGCGGATGGAACTGGACGACGCACTCCTCCTCTCCCCAGAAGATGTCCTTCACCATGCACATCTCCTCCCATGTGGGGCACCGGCGGGCGAGGCTGACGCTGACGTGCTCCCAGCCGCCTCCCCACGAGGCGATGACAGCGATGGCCGTGGGCTTGTAGCATGGGTGGTTGATATAGGCCGCGAAGCCGTCCTCTCCGCTGCTGACGATGCGGAGCCGGTAGTTGGCCTTGATTTCGGAAATTGGTCTCATTTGACACCGTTCACCGCCGTTTGAAGAAGGAAGCCGAGGAGCATCCAAACTTTGTCCTTGATTTTCTTGATGCAGATTTCCCGGCCCATAGCTTCGTCGTAGTTCTCCGGGCTTACGCAGGAAGACGCCTCAACAATCTCAAATCCGTTTCGGAGCAGCGCCCGAACGATGGTCGTTTTGTCCCCTGCGGTCTGTGTCCACGTCTCGAGAATGAAATTGTCCACCATCTCTGCGCTGATGCTCGGGTTGTCTGTTTTGAGGTCTCCGTTTGTGGAGAGGGGGAGGTACGCCTTCTCAAATGTCTCCTTCGGGCTCCAGCTCTCGTATCCGTCGGGGTAGCGGACGCGGTAGCCATCCTCCACGTCTGGATAATTCGGGAACACCTTCGCCGGGTCATCGGTGATGGTGAAGTTCCCGTTTCCTTTCTGCGCCCGGTAGGCGGGCTCCGCCTCAATGAGTTTCGTTCCGATGTACTGCTTCATGCTTTTCTCCTTTCTGTGTTGAGGGCTCTGCTCCACCTCTGCTTGTATTCAGCAGGTGGCGTTTTGCGGGGAAACAATGTGAGTTGAACGGGTTTGGAGGCATAACGCTCCTTGTTCCACCTTGGCTTTCCTGCCTTTTTTGCCTCAAGCGTCCATCCTGCGGCCTTGAGGCTGGTTCCGGGCTCGCTTTGGAGGATGAAGGTGATGATTTTCTCATATCCTTCGCGCTTGGCTCTGCGGGCGCAGGCGGAGTATAGGGCCGAGCAGGCGTTCCGCGTTCCGTCTGTGCATAAGCGCGTCACCTCGAGTGTGTGGCCGTCGTCTAAATAGCGTCCAGTCGGCCTTCCGACGATTGCTACTCCGCAAAGGCGTCCATCTTTGTAAGCTGCGAGGCTCCATTTGTGGCCGACTACCCTGCCGTGATGCCTGTGGTGTTTTTCGACGTAAGTGTTGGCCTCCTTGAGCGAGATTTCTGAGATGTCCATACGCATTTAGTCGAGCAGCAGCAGAACGCCGTTCCGGCCCAGAGGCACCTTGTAGGCCTCGAGCTCCTCCGGGGTGGCATACTTGTGCCCGAAGTGCGCCTTCATGTCGCGCCAGACCTCCCAAGGGATGCGGAAGACATCTCCGTTGCCGAAGCCGGCGACGACGAAGCACATGGCCCCGGCGGCGAGGTGGTCGTCCAGCCGGGCGGCCTGTTCTCGGGTGACGCGGCTCTGCTCCATCTGGGCCGAGTGCGTGTACTTGGCCTCGAAGACGACGGCCCTGCCTCCCTTGAGGGTGCCCTTGTAATCCGGCTGCGCGGCCTTCTCGTAGTACGCGATGAATTTCCCGTTGCCGAGGTCTTTGGTGGGCCGCATGGGCTCTGGCGTCTTCTCGACTACGGCCTCGCCCCGCTGCTCGTAGTAGCGGAGGGAGAGGTCGATGTACTCCTCGAAGTGCTTGCCCTGCGCCCGGCTCACAGCCCCTTGGTACTGCTTCATCGGGTCTTTTTTGTGGGATGTCGGTCTGTGCGTTCTCTGCATGGTCTCTCTCCTTCGTTTGGCTTCTCCGTTGTGTAACCGCCCCGCATGGCGAGCTGGTGCTCCCGCACGAGCTTGTCGATGACGCGCCCGATACTGTTGTAGCCGGCCATATCCGCGAGGTGGCGCAGGTGGTAGTAGCTCTGGGCCGTCACGACGACGGTGATGCGCTTGGTTCCCTTCCTCACAGCGGCTTTCCTCCTTCCTTCCAGTATTCGACGAAGTAGGTGTAGCTTTTGGAGGTTCCGCGCTTCTCCTTGGCCTGCCGGACGGCGTAACCGTTCCGGGCAAGTATCATGACGAGGGTATCGCGGTCTGCGGCTGAAACACAGTCGATTTTCCTTCGCTCATCCACTGTTGTCGCCTCCTATCATGCCGGGCGGGTGCTCCCGGAGGATGTTGTCGCCCCAGATAGGCTTGAGGCTGTCCTTCATGAAGACCGCCGTGCCCGCCTCGCGGGCCTTCTTAACGATGGCTTCCACCCATTCCCGCTTCGGCTGCTGCTTCCTGCTTCCGGGGCCCGTCATGGCCCCGATGATTACCCATCCGACGCGCTCGAAGGGGTTTTCGCCGCCGGTGGCCTCGGTGTTGAAGGGCTCCAAAAGGGGCTCGACGCTCACGAAGGTGTTCGCCTTGTCCCAGAAGAAAAAAGGCATATCCGGGCCGGTGATGGTGGTTCCGTACCAGAAGTTCGGCTCCGTGGGGAGCTTCCCGGTGCTGGCGAGGTCGCAATACCGCTGCGGGTTCTTGGTGAGGAACAGGTAGGTGTGCCTCGGGGACCGGCAGCAAGCGTCAAAGACCTGCTCTATCCAGTCGTCCGGCACCCAGCGCCCGAACAGGTCTGCCATGCTGCCGACGAAGATGATGGCGGGGGTGAGGCGCTTCTCCGGGTATGTGAGCGTATACTTGTGGAGCGTGGGGGCGAAGTTCTTGGGGTAAGGCGTCGAGCGCCGGTAGTTTCCCTGCCAGTCCTTGAGCTCCGTGGGCTTCTCGACGACGTAGCAGTCCACGCCTTCGTTGACAAACGCCATGATGCCGCTCTCATCCGGGAATTCGTCAATCTTGGGGCCGAACCGCGTTGCGATGCGCCGGGCGTAGCAGTAGGGGCAATCGTGCCGGCAGCCGGTGACGGGGTTCCATGTGTGGCTGCACCACTCAATTTTTGTCTTGTGGATGTTCATGCTGGGCCTCCTTCGCTGTTTCCGGGAAGTGCGCCGCCTGCCCGACGTACTGCCGGGCAAAGGCGCTGACGTACTGGCGGCGTTCCTCCTCGGAGGTAAAGGCTGCGGGTATCTTCTCGCGGGTGAAGCTGTCCATGAACCGTTTTGCCCGCTTCTTCAAAATCCGCCTGTTCATAAGGCGTCCTTGACGATGTCCGCAAGGTGTTCGAGCTTCTCCGTCTCCGCGTCTTCGTTTTTGCCGAAGATGACGGCGAGCTGGTTGAGCATGATGGAGACGTCGGCCCGCTCCTCCGCGATGCTCTCGACAATGTCGTCGTAGTCCCCTTGGTTGAAGTCTTCGTGCCGGATGTACTTGAGGAGGGCTTTGGTGAGCTCACTCATCTCCTCGATGGCGACGAGGATTTGGGCCCGCTCGCCGAACTTCTGCACCGCCGCCTTATAGAGCTCCTCCTCGCTCACCTCAATGGTGCTTTCGTCGTTCCCGTCCAGAGATACCGAGATGTCGGATTTCAGATACAAAGCCGGGCGCACGCCGAGGTCGCCGTAGTACGCGTCGTTGTCGCCGAGCGCCCCGTCCGAGTACACGTCGCGGACGAGGGAGGGGTAGCCTGCCCGCTCGGTGGAGTACGGCGTCGCCAGCCACCACCAGCCTTCGTCGCCGAGGGGCGGGAGGATGTCGCGGTGCTGCCGATATTCCTCCTCGGTGAGCAGGCCCACCTTCGTCTTGACGTTCCCGTAGTCCTTGAGGCCGTCGTTGCTGGTGAGGTCGATGAACTGTTCCGCGACGGCTCCTTCTCCGAAGGCGTCCTCGAGCCTCTCGAGGAATTCCCCGTTGAGGTAGTCGAGCAGGGTGCTGACGCCGAGGTCGTTGCGGTTCTTCTCATCGAAGGCCCGGCGCTCGACAATGCCGGTGGAAACGATGTGTGTGACGATGGGTAGCCCTTGGCTGCTGTTGGTGTGGCCAAGCACGAGCCACTGGATGCCCGCGCCGTAGAAGGTCTGCCCGCGTTTGAGGGTTTTGAGCTTCGCTTTCATTTTGTGTTACCTCCCGTTTTCGGTTTCTTGGTTTCCGGCTCGGCGACGCAGTTGCACCGTTCTGGCCCGTTGAGGCAGGGGTTCTTGCAGTTACCGTTCCGCTTGTAGCCGCAGTCGGCGCAGCAGAAATTCCCGTGCCGCCTGTCGCAGTTGAAGATTTTACACATTCTCGAGGTGGTCTTGCTCATACAGCCGCCTCCCCGTAGGGGTCTGGTAGGCTCCAATCCCACGTCGCCCCGGTTTTCTCGTAGGTCTTGCGGAAATGGTTCCGAAGGCCGTCCCCCTCGAAGAAGAAGTAGTCCTCCGGGAGGGTTCTCCCGACACCTTCTGCGCCGCGCTGCTCTGCCTGCCACCTCTCGAGGACGTCTCTGGCGAGCGCCTCGAGCTCCGGCGTGACCGGCGAGCTCTCGTAGTAGGCAAACTGCCACGGCGTAGTGAGCACCTCCGCGAGGGTCTCCCCGTATGTACCAGCGTCCAGCCGGTTGAGAGCGCACCATGCGACGGCTGCTTTCTCTGCGTCGCTGGGGACACCTCTGGCCTCCGCCCAGATGGTCTTCGCCAGCATTTCGACGTCCCTCTCGGTGTAGAGGGGCTCCGGCGTGACCGCAGGGGACGCCACAGAGGACACAGGAGGGCTTGTGACGTTGGGGCGGTATGTTTCCCCCGCCGGGGCGGCAGAGGACAGCCAGGAGACATCAAGGCCCGCAGAGGAGTACTCTGGCAGGGTGAGCAATCCTGCCGAAAACACAATCGCTACCAGCAGCATAGCCAGTGTGACCGCGTCCTTCACCTTGCTCATTCGTAATCATCCCTTTCGTAGCGGGCCTCAAGAGCCCTTCTTTCTCGCTCCTCGAGGAGCTTCGCTTCCGCATCCTCCCCGCCGAACAGAGCGAGGAGGTCTCGGGGCTCCGCAAGTCGCCGGTAAAGAGCCTGCCGCTCCTCGTACCGCCGGTTCACTCCCTCGATGAGGCTGCGGGTTCCGTCGTCGAGCCCGGCGCTGACCGCCTCGATTTTCTGTCGGAGGCTTCCGGGTAGCATCGCCTTCCGGCGCTGCCGCTCGACCTTGTCTTCGTATGCCTGCATGAACGCCACCCTGTCGAGGCCTGCCTTCGCGGCGTGGCCTCGTGCGTATGCGACGTGCATGGCGTAAAGCTGTCCGTATCCGATACTGTCCACCGCCTCGGCAATAGTCCTCGGGAGGGCCCGGTAGATGTCCCCGTGGTTGTACTCTCCCTCGGTGTCGAGGTACTTGGAGACGACCTCCCACGCTTCGTCCGGCGGTATGATGTCCGGGTGGGCGATGCATGTCATAATCTCACGTATCTCCGCGATGGACGGCGGCCACTTCGACGTGCTGATGTGCTCCTTGACCGCAAGGGCCACGAGCCCGGCGTCGTCCTCGGAAAACATATCGGCCCAGATGGCTACCATCGAGCGGATGTGCTTTTCGTCCCGGAACTTGTCGAAGTTTGGGTAGGCCGTCGTGATAATTCCGATGACCTTGATGGTCTCCTCCCGCGTCAATATCCGTCGCCTCCTTCTTCGCCGAGCATGGCCTCAAGGACGCCGAGGGTGTCCGGCCTGCCGCCGGGCCCCCGTGGGGGCGGCGGGGGAGGATAGTCCTCCGGCCCGTCGTACTGGTTCTCCCACGACTTGCTATTCAGCCATGACGCAGGGTGCGGGGTGTATCTGGTTTCCCGGAAGCGGGTGTCACACCGCTTGGCCGTCTCGACGGCGGCGACGATAGTGTCTGTGAGCTCCTCACTCGGTTCTATCTTCGCCCATGCCTTTTCGGCGTCGCCGATGCTGACCTTCCGGGGGTATATAGCCCAGAAGCGATTGAAGCGGGCCTCTTGGGTCTTGGACAGGGTGGACGGTTTACGCCTGCGGGGTCTGGGCGGCTCCTCCTCGCTAAAATCCGGGTCTACGCCGGGCGATTCGGGTGGCTGGCCCACATCATCCCCCGAAGGGGGGTAAGGGGGGTTATCTTCCTCATCCTCTTGCTTGTCCTTTCCTAATCCTTTATCCCTTCCTTTATCCTTTATGGCTTCTGGTTTGCTTCCGGGTTGCTTCGAGTTGCTTCCGTTTTGCTTGCTGTTTGCTTCGCGCTTGCTTTTGCCTCCCTTGCGGCCTGCTTCCGCTCTCGCCTTGCTCCTGTCAAGCACAGGCTTAACAAAGGCGAAGCAGCTCTTTGGGACGCCGGAGATGGTAGGCTCTGTGTCGTTGAGCGCGTACTCTATGAGCGCGTCGTAGAAGGCGAGGCGCTGTTCGTCGTCCAGCTCTTTCGCCCCTTCGTAGTAGCTGCGGAAGAACATGAAGCCTTCGCGTGCTTCATCCGGCACTTGGGTTCACCTCCTTTGGAGGAAGGGGGAGGCGGGCCTCCCCTCATTCCATAGACACGCTGCTGCCGTTCTCTCCGCCCTGCACGATGATGTTCTGCGGGAACCGCGCCTTCATGGTGGGGTCGTGGCTGATTGCGAGAATTCTCATTCCGGGGTTCCGGGCCGCCATATTGGCGAGGGCGTCCGCGTATGCCTCGGTGCCGTCGGCGTCGAGGAAGGGCGGCTCGTCAATGAACAGCATTCCGAGCTGTACGCCTGCCCGGCGGGCCTTGACGTCTGCGAGGCCGAGCGTGACGGCCAGCGCGATTTTGACCTTCTCGCCGCCGCTGTGGCTCTGGTAGGGCCTGCTGCCGCCGGTGATGCTGTTTATCCACACCTCGAGGCTGTTCACGATTTTCTGGGTGCTCTTTTGCTCCTTCTCGGTGCGGATGTCAACCGCCATGCGCCCGCCCGTCATTGCCGCGAGGATGTCGTTTGCCCGGTGCATAATCTCGGGGACGACGCCTCGGATTATCATGTACTGGATGCCGTCGAGCCCGAACGCCTGCACGAGCGTCTGGTAGTCGTTGAGGGCTCTGGCGATGGCCGTAATGTCCTTGCGGTACTCCCCGGCCTGCTCCTCTGCCTCG